CGAACAAAACCTATATAATCAAGGATGTACGGGTTCTATATTTTGGTTAAAAAATAGAGGTTGGCGCGATAAGACCGAAACCGAACATTCAGGCACATTATCCCACGAAGCCACCGTTACCATAGTCAACAAGCCGAATGCAAGCTAATTGGCTATATCAAGCCACTAGCGACGCTCAAACTCACATTGTCGTACACAATGGGGGCAGCCAGAGTTCAAAAACCTGGTCAATACTGCAGTATCTGTTCATGACCGCGGCGAGCAAAAAAAACAAGGTCATAACGATCGTCGGTCAGGATATACCAAACCTAAAAAAAGGGGCTATTCGTGACAGTGGCAATATTGTACCCATGTCCAAATTTATCGAATCAAGGATAGTCCAGTACAATAAATCAGACCATACGTATCATTTCACAACGGGTAGTATCATCGAATTTACAGCGTATGATGATGGTCAGGATGCAAAGAACGGAAAACGGACTCACTGTTTCATCAACGAAGCGAACGGGGTCAGTTATGATATTTTCGAACAACTAAGAATAAGAACAAGCGAAAAGATAATCATTGACTTTAACCCATCCGCAGAGTTTTGGGCGCATAAAGTGCTTATGAACCGTGACGATGTGACATGGATAAACTCAACGTACCGTGATAACGAATTTATCGAGGACACGACAAAAAGCGCAATCCTATCCTATGAACCCACGCCCGAAAACATCAAACGGGGTACGGCGAATGAATACCGATGGAAAGTGTACGGATTGGGCGAAGTCGGACGGCTAGAGGGGTTGGTATTTCCGGACTACGAGATTACAGCGACCTTCCCAGATGAATTTACCTGGGAAGTGTACGGAATGGACTTCGGTTTTACAAACGACCCAACTACGCTTATCAATATCCGCTATGCGCACGGGGCGTTGTATTGGCGCGAACTTTTATACGAAACAGAGCTTACCAACCCCGATATATCACGGCGATTGGCGATTGTACACGATAAAAAGAAAATGATCGTGGCTGATTCGGCTGAACCTAAATCCATCAAAGAGCTTAGTGATTTAGGGTGGTGGATTGAACCAGCCGAAAAGGGTGCAGATTCCATCAATCAGGGTATTGACGCAATCAAACGCTATCCGATATTCATCCACACCAAAAGCAAGAATCTTATCGACGAATTTGGAAGCTATACATGGGCAAAAGACAAAAACGGCAACTCCACGAACAAACCGATTGATAAATTCAATCACGGAATTGATGCCGGGCGTTATGCCTTGTCCAAACGAATTTTATCAGAGCGAAAACCCCTCCAGGCTAAGCTCATCTCGTTCTAATCCAAAATTTTTGATACATTTATATTTTTTTATGTAACTTACGTAAAACCAATTTAACGCACTTCCATTGCTCAGCGTAAAATCAAATGCATTTGACCAGCCGGATGTTTCGGTAATCACGCCCGTTGATACCCATTGCGGACGTAGCAAAGATATGTACGTCGTGGTCATAAACGATTACGGTCGGTATCAGCATATCAGCGCCTATTGGGACGACATCATCAAAAAATGGCGACACACATCCAACGGCGACCCTATCTATAACGAAGTTGTACGAACCCTCCAAAATGACGAACTATGAAACATTTTTGCGAAAACCGAAACCAAGTCTGGATTGACAACTGCGACAAATGGACATTCACGTGGGACCAGTACACGGGGCGTTATATCGACCGTGACAAGATTACCAAATACCTACACCGAAAGTTACAGCGTGAGGGCGCTAAGGCATATGAATCGAGAATCAACGACCCCGACCCGATTATGCACTTCGCAACGGCTGTTGACACAATCAACGGACTGATAAAAGATTATTCGAGGCAATGGGGCGAATTAGGCGACCCCGAAAAAGAGGGTACTATTTCCTTTTCGCTCATGCGTGACGCAGATGGAAGCGGTACGAATTGGGATCCATTTTTTAAGCGTGTTGGCATCAAATTGACCGCACTTAATACCGTTTGGGGGTTGGTTGACGGGGTTATGAAAGATGAAAATGACAAGGTAACAGGTAATGCAAGTATCAAAATCATCAATCCACAATCCGTAGTCGATTTTTACCCACAAATAGGCACGCCTCAACAAGTTTTGGTAAAAGAGCATCGGGATGTACGCACCAGTATCGAGCAAGAACCCGCGATGCAAGATGTGTTTACGTTGTTCACCCTGGACGGGTGGAAGCGTTTTGTCGTGACCGATGGTGTCGAAACGATGCTTGATTCAGGCGAATATGAATACTACGAATCTAGCAGACGTGACGTTAGAGTGCTACCGATATTCAAGGTTGAATTACCGTTACCGCGCATGATTGGGTATCTATTGGCAAAAAAACAGAACCACATCTTTAATTTCAAATCGTTACGTGACCACGGCGCTTCGAATCTTTCCTTGTCCATACTGAAACTGAAATGTACCAACGAACAATACGAAAGCATTACAAGCGACCTTGAAAAAGGTAGCAATGTGCTACGAGAGGAACCCGAAACTATAGGCTCAGGACATACGTTCATGTCGCCCGATGGCTCATTTTTGGGCGAAGCGGGCAAAATCCTAGACCAAGATGTGAAAGACTTCTATCATAACGCATTCAAGGAGTATGGCGATGTAGCAAAACAGGCAACGGCTACAGAAATACGACAAAAATCAGCTACAGGAATCGAAGCATTTTTGTCGCTATTGGTATCATCCGTTGATGAATTTGAGAACCAATGTTTTTTAAGGTTGTTACAAGTGTACTTTCCGGACAAGCCCGATCTTTGGGGTTCGGCTTATGTACATCGTGACGACACATTCCAACCCGAAGACATCGAAAGCGCGGTTGAACGCATGAAAAAACGATTTTTCGGTGATAGTCCTGTTCCTGTACCGTCAAAAATACGCGCTGAATTAGCTAAACAATTACTCGAACGAGAGGGCATTGATGTGGCTGAGGATGACGAATTTAATTTTGATATGTATGTCGATAACAGTATCGACCAACGATTAGCCGAAACTGTTTCCAAAATTATGGGATATGGTATCTCAACCGAGCAAGCGGTTAGGACATTGCACCCCGATTGGGATGAACCACGTGTCAACATCGAAGTGGCACGGATTCAAAAAGAGAAAGGACTACAGCCCGTAGCCCCTGAATTTATTGAATGATAAACGAAAACCAATATTATAACTGGTCACGTCCATTGATTCAGGCGGGTGAAAAAACTTCACTTCAAGCGATGACACGGATACGGAGTTTTGCAGTACGTGCGGTGAACAACCCAACGGGGTTAAGTGCGTATGAACGTCAAGTACTCCAAGCCATGCAAAAGGATTTAGCGTTATTAGGCCGGTCGTTACGCACGTTTTCGGACAAAGAGTTGGCAATGGCGTACATCCGTGGTATCGAATCCACGAACGGGATGTATGCAAAAATGAACGTACCATTTGGACAAGGTTCGATTCCAAGTACACAACTGTTTTCCACTTCAACCACGCAACGTATATCCGAATCAGCGCTCAAACTTTTGACCGAAGCGGGGTACGCGAACCACGCAAGTTATGTAGGAGCGTTCCAGACAGCGCTTATCAATGATGGCGCAAAGATGCAGTTTCAGATACTCAGGGGCGTTCAGGACAATCTACGGGTGATACAGATTGAAGCGAGTTCATCGCAATTCCTTACAGCCGATAAACTGACACGCCGTGGATTCATGCAAGGTATATTGAACCGTATTGCCGATGAGGGGATTACGGGTATTATCTATGAGGGCGGTCGCAAAGTCACCGTTGAAGCCTACGCAGAGATGTTGGCACGTACCACGTTGGGCAATTCAGCACGACAGGCGGGGGTTAACCGTTCCGCCGAACTCGGTAACGATTTAGTCCGAACAAGTTCACACGCACGTAGTTCACCGATGTGTGAACCGTGGCAAGCGCGCGTTTACTCACTCAGTGGCGAAAGTGATAAATATCCACCATTGGACGAAGCGATCAGTGGTGGATTTGGTCATCCGAATTGCAAGCATACAGTCAATCCGTACTTCGAGGGCATATCTCCACCGTTGTCACCCGACGGAACGCCTGAAGAGGTGCGATTAGGCGATAAAGCCACCTATGAAGCTGAACAACAACAACGGTACAACGAGCGACAGATACGTAAATGGAAGTCACGCGAAACGGTTGCTATTGATGACCGCGATAAAGACCAAGCGAAAGCGAAAGTTTCGGAATGGCAGGCGAAACAAAGAAAGCACATTGAATCGAACGATTATTTAAAAAGGCAATATGCTCGTGAAAGTATATAAACAAAAAAAAGGCACAACATGATAAACA